TATCAATCTCTGTGCCTTTGATGATCTTTGCAGGGTTGCCTGTTACCAAGCCATCCTTGACTGCAAAGTTGGTAGATTTGGTATAGTTACTCATCGAATCTTTCCTGTTTTAACGTATACATCAAGTTTCTGGATAGACAGAGGTTTAGCGTTAATATCAGTCTCAAAACCCAACTGAATAACCTTACCTGTACCACCAATATTAATAATCTTATTGTCGAACACAGTACCGCCATATTCTGCCAGAGCATACTCAGCGATGTTGTATTCTGCAATGGTTGCATTAGACAATGCGAACTGTCGGCTGTTCAAGATGTCGCTGTAGTCAAAGCCGAACTTCAACACAACACCATAGCCGCCACCGCCGACAACTGTAACGCCTACCTTCTTCATGATCTTAGTCACAGTAGCTTGACCAAAATCAAAGTAGTTAGTGTAATAACGCATACGGTATGTGTCTGTATTGTCTTTGTAAGTGTCATACAAAGCCACATAGCCTGCCTTACCCATGTATAAGGACTTAGAACGTGTGTAGCAGAAAGCTGTAGGAACTAAGCCATCCCACGTAGTAACACGATTAGCACCATTCTGGAGCGTAGTGCGCATATCAAAACAGTACACAATCTGACGAGCAGGGAAAGACAACAGATAGAAGGCTTCCTTGTCAGAGTACACAGCCTTGACTTCATCGGGATCTTCCAAGATAGCTTCTGCAACCAGATCATCACGCACATTGGCACTGATGTCTCGCATAGGAGCAGACTTCTCTTGAATGGTACGCATCAGAGAACGTACACCAGAGTCAGACAGGAAGAGTACATCGCCACCTGTAACAACTACAGAGTCACGGGCTAAGCAGCCAATGCCTGTAATAGCATCGTTAAGTTTTAAGTTGTTAGGGTCTGTAGCACCAGAGTAAATCAGAATCTGTCTACGTCCAAAGACTAAGAGGAATCCGTTGTGAGCAGCTAAGGCTACAATCTCATCTGCACCGTCAGGCCAGATCTGAGAGACATCCAGAGTACCTGAAGTACCTGTGTTCAGGACATGACCAGCTAAGAGGTCAGAGAACTGAATAGTGCTCTTGACTGTGCTGCTAGTGGCTGACCATGTACGACCATAGGCGCTGATAACACAGTTGTTATTGGCTACAGTGCCTAAGTACCCTGACTTCTCAGAGATACGCTTATACGTTGTAGGGCTTGCAGCAGGATCATATACCAGAGGATCGTGACCCATCTGATACATGTAGAGGCATCCATTTAAGGGTGCCATTTGCCAGTTGCTATCTGTGATTGTCGGGGCCGTGCTAGGGCCTCCGTAGGTAAGCTCAGTAAGTGTAGAACCAGATAACTTAAACAGTTTGTTGTTACCTGCAGCAATGATGTGAGAGGTGCCTTCTGTGTCGATTAACTCCCAGATAGACTTCACATTAGCTGTACTCAGAGCAGCATTGGTAGAGTGTGCAGGAGTCCATCCTTTACGAGCACCAATACGACCAAACTTATCAATTACACAGTTGTTAGCTACAGTAGCAAATCCATTCTCAAGGGTCACAGAACTGTCCTGTGTGTTCAATCCCATAAACCCCGGAGCAGAGATAGATGTTGTTAATAGCTTAGCAACCATTATTAGACACTTTCCCAGACCACATCTTCATTGTAACGATTACGCTCAATAGCGATCTCATCGGCCAATGCAAGACGATACTGTTGATAGATTTCGTTGAAGGTTGTACCGCCATCCTCACCACGCTCACCGATGGCTTTAGCGTAAGCAAGAAGCTGGATCAGGTGAGGAGGAGTCTTGATGATGTCGCTGTTGCTAGACAGATCAGCCTGAGGAATATTCAGGTCGAAGCGTAACTGATATACTCCATCAGGGCGAGGCCAGACATCAACTTGAGTGTCTCCTGAAGAGTCAACTCCATTATAGTTATAGTAGCAAGGAGCAGCATCTTGAATACTTCCTAAGTAATACTGTCGATCAATCCAGTTAGCAGGGGCTTGTACGACTTCAATGTCCTGAGTGTCGTTCAAGACCTGATGAGTACGGAATCGTTGACCAGAGCCTGTGATGCTGTAGTTACGAGTACCTGCCACGGTATTGACAACGATGGTCTGGTTAAGAGCCTGCCACATGGTAGCATTCTCCACTTCCCTCTTAGCATCGTTGACAAAGACACCAATTAAGGAACTATAAGGGGTATCACTTACCGACGATACTTCATTTTCACGTAAACGTACAAGGACGTTGTTAACAAGTTGTAGATAGGTTGTAGCCATCCTTATAATTCCTTATTACTTTATACCAATAGTATACCAGATTTTTGTAATCCTGTCAAGTACACAATTCTAAGTATTACTTTTTCTTCTTCTTCTTAGACTTACCTGCCTCAGAGAGAGCAATAGCGATAGCCTGCTTACGGTCAGTCACCACAGGGCCACCCTTGCCGCTATGAAGAGTACCTTCTTTGAACTCTTTCATAACTTTCTCTTCCTTGGTCGCAGGCTTGCTGGTCTTGGTCTTCTTCTTAGTTGCCATGATTATTCTCCTATTAAGGTTTAACCGGCCACTCAATATCCCACGGG